GTTTTGTTTCGAATAGATACAAATAGGTCCGGCTATAGTAGGGGACGTCATTTACGGTAGCTCTGTATTTATAGTTCATCCGTATTTCAGGAGTATCGGTTACATATCCAGAATCTTGCCAGAAAGTGTTGTTGCTGGTAACATCGTCTTCCGTGTCCATTACAAAGCAATACCACTTATACTCATCTTCACCAGTCTGCTCACGCCAACCTTTAAATACTATGTATAGGTAATTTATGTTAGTGACACTGCCTGTCAGCGTTGTTGTAAGCGTTATGGTGTCAACGCCTGTTCCACCACCATCAGCTGTGTAAGCTGAAATTCTGCCATAAACCCAATCATTGTCATTGTTAATATTCGGAGTTGTGACAGTTGATTTTGGAATTTTCACAAACGTGTTAGCCATTTCTGAGGCTACCGGAAACACGGATTGTATTGCGGTAGAATAAAAAGCGCCGGAGTCAAGTGCTATTGTAACGTCACCATCGTAAGTGGCTGTACTTCCGGAATTCTGACCTCCAGCCACCTGCACTATTTTATTGAAATATCCCACACCAACATAATAGGGAATGTCAGTCAAGTCTGCTAAGGCAGGAGGAGTGCTTTTGATTTTATATACAGCTATGGATTCTATTCTTGGATTGCCTGTCTCAAGTTTTAAAATCATTCTTGTAGTAGTGCCACCAACGGTAATCGCTTCATTGTCAATACTCAATAAACTAAATTGGTAATCATCGTAAAGCGCAGCCATAAAATAATTATACCTATTGTCTGGAACGAGACTGCCTGCTGTAGGCGCTTGAGTATTTGAAGTGTAAGCGTCTTGCGCCCGAATCATTTCTAAATGGGCAGACGACAAAACGAAAGCGTTTGTATAATCAACATCCTCTTTGTCATGGTACTTGAACATTAACGGATAATTGGTTGCCCCATTCCCGGTGGCAATTCTTAAAACTCTGTTACGTATTGAGAATCTAATAGCATCACTGATGTCTGGATTGATTGATCCCGCCAGCAGAAGTTGAGTCCAGGTAGTTGCCGGAATATTTGAATAAGCAGCGCTGCTGTAGATAATTATCTCATTAGCAGAGGCTATATCCCAAATATCATTAACGATTGTAAACACCAAATCTGCCGGTTCATCAAGAGAGTACTGAAAGATATTGTGTAAAGTTCTTGATGAGGGATACTCCAAAATATCAACATACCCCAGCCGGTTCTTTAGCATCCCAACTTTAGTCTCAAAGTCTACATTGCGAGCCAATACTCCAGTATTCTCCGGTAAGTCTGCCGGATCAACTTTGGTATTCTGCCCACCGGAAAAATCTTTTATCGATATCTTTGGCATTTAAAAACCCTGGTCTAATGGTTTAACAACTGATACACCCGCCTTCTTTGAGTGAACCTTACCAATCGCAATCTGAACACCTTGCTTGTAATTGAACTCATACTTCATGGCGGCTTGCTCTTGCCCGGCGACACCCTCTAAGAGCTTCCACATGACGTAATCTACAAGATACTCATGGTATTCATCGGCTATTTCCGGAACGTCCGCAGGAGCCGTCATTGTGGCTGGGTATCGATAATACAAGAGCACAAGAGGATAGACATCATCCGGTATTGGATATAAGTCAAGCGTCTTGTTGAAGATCGCATAACTTGACTCCGGTACTGTTTCGGTCGTTAATTGTTGAGCCACAATACTTCTCCCTATTTAATCAAGCGGACTACATTCGCTCCAGTCTGCCGTGAGATTCTCATCGTTAAAGCGATTACATCCTCTCCAGTCTAAGATTTGCCCGGAGTACAATGTTCCGGTTACTTCTTCATTGGCAACAGCGTATTCATTTACTGGAGCTTCTTTCTTTCTAAGGAAAGTAACCTCTTCACGGCCGACTGCAATCTCCGATGGATAACGCAAATAATCCGTAAAGTAATCAACAAACTCGGCTGCTATTGCGCTTTCATCAACTGGCTGAACAGATGAGACTAAAATTACCTCTTCGTTGGCGGCGGCGCTTTCCTTAACTTTACGAAGACCATCCAGAATAACTTTGACTAATTCGTTTGCTTCCGCCGTTTCAGTAGGCTGCTTAGCTGTTATTATCTTCTCGTTAGCCGCCGCATTTTCTTCTGGCAATGCTTCATAAACTATCTCAGTAATAGTGAGGGTGTCTGAGAAAGTTACGGCATCGGAAGTTGTTTCTGTGTAATCTGCCATTTTAAGCTGCTGTTATCCATAGTTTCCACTTAATAGTATATGTGTCAGATGTAGTTAATGCGACATCCGGATCAACATCGTACCGAGACATGTGTATCCTGTTATATCCTGTTGTGACGGGGGCATATGATCCAGATGGCCATAGTGAAGCCGCATATATACCTTGCTGTAAATATATAACCTTCAAATCGCCATTGGCATCAGGAGTAAACGAGAAGTTGAACCTCACAAAGTAAGGATCGTCCCCGGTTGTGCTTTCGTCTGTACTTGTCCATGGAATAAGATAATATTTTGTTCCAGCAACAGTTTCGTCCATATACACAACAACCCCGTCTGCCCCGGTAGTGGCGAGAAATCCAGTCTCTATAGCTTGATTTGTAGTTGAAAAATCGTCAAGTGCCATATTTACTGATGAATCAGACAAGTTCTTAATAAGCCATTCGAAGTAATCTGTGGTAAGTGTGTTATGGCTTTTCATTACCACTTCACCGGTATTCTCGTTTACAATCTCAACCTCGCCATGAGCAATGAACTTATCTGTCGTGCGTTGCACTTTATGTAACATGCAAGAAATCTTTTCCTTAGCCTTTGCCATTTGATTGGACTTTATCTTCTTACGAAAATATATGATGATCTTTTTGAATATCGCTCTGTTCATTATTAACTCCTATTTTTATAAACCGTAACTTATTGTCCAAGTTATTTCAAGGGATTCATTTTGCGCTAAATCAAACCCTTCCCTGTTATAACCATATTGAGCATAGTTCAAGCCACCGTGAAAAAACCCGTCATAGCTTGGGTCGTACCAATAATCTTTTCCTAATTGAAACGCCGTCCAGGTTCCTGTTATTGGACTTGTATTTATAAAAGTCCCCGTGTATACAACAGTTAATGCTCTAGTTGCCACACTCATACTCATGGGATACCAAATCGTGGAAACTGTTGGCCGCACAAAATGCATAAGTATACCATCTTTACGAGAATTAGCAGCAACATCGCCTTGTATGGAAAATAAATCATCTAACGCCATATCATGCGTGCTGTCAAGCAGTGAAGATTTGATATGCTGCCACATACTAAGCCTAACCTCATTATGGCCATCTTCTTCACGAACTATATTTAAATCTTTATCTTTAACAATAATTTTAATATTGCTACTTATACGAAGTTTACTCTCCATCTCACATCCAATTTTTGATCTGTAGTATAACTTTCACCCACAGAAGTTTCTGCCCATAAATTAGTAAACGACCAATAGCTTGCGTCAAAATTCTCACCAAGCCGGGCAACGTTTATGGTGCAATTAAACGGAGGATTGAATACACCTTGAAACTCAACATACCCGCCAGAACTACTACTTGAAGAATCAGATACACTGCAATTCTTCAACATCCATTGATCTCCACCACTGAACATGAAGACTATTCCGTCAAAAAAGTTCATTATACCAACCAACCCTTCGTTATCACTAAAATTTTCTAAGGCACTCCCAGAAACAACAGCAGTGTGAAGTCGTGCTAATATTTTATAAACAAAGCCAGCCTCCCCGAGAGTATTACTAAACCGCTGCACTTTACCGGTTTTAATATCAGTGATCGTAACATTAGATTTCATTGTTAGCCCGTCTCCGCATAATATCCGTAATGTTAGAAGCGGCAACTTCTTTACCGTCTAACTCAACAAATATCGCCTGAATAAAATCAGACGGAACATCATAATTAGCTTGATCCGCAACAGTTGACATCGCTTCGCACTTTTCCAACGCCTTGGTCTTCGAGCAGAAATCAGACTGTGCCTGGTTAAATAAAGCGTTCATCCGGTCAGTTGTGATATTCTTTATGTTAGTGCCAAGCAAATCACCTTGCAACTTCGCTCTGTCCCTCAGTTGGGCGAGATTCAGTGACATGGAATACTCCTATTCTGTTTGATACATTTTGCAGCATTCGTTGCGCTTCATTGATTTGGCCAACAGCCAAGAAAGCAAGATAGACAGCATAATCAACAACTACAGCATGGTACTTAACGTCGAATTCGCAGGTTGTAGTCTTGTAATTGATCGGCGTAACCCCACTTGTAACCATCTCTTTGGCTTTGCGAACATAATACATATGAAACGGATTCTTAAACGGAGTTAAATTCAGATAACCACTTTGAATCCAACAGAGAGGATCGGCTTCGCTTGCCGTTATCTCCCCATTTAGAAAGTTTACAATATCTTTATCGTCCGTTAAAACTCTATAATGCCGCACTTTAGCTAACTCTGTTTCCGATATATTCCATAATACAGACATTACTCTTACAAATTCTCCCGGCGGATTAGAGGCAATAGCTAAATATTCGAGCCTATATCGAGTGGCATACGTTACTATGTCGGAACTCTCCTTAACCATGTCAGCGCCTGAAACTTGCTTAATCAATGACGTTATTTTGCCATCCGGCAAATTGTTAAGTAGTGTATCTTGAGATTGATTCAAGAACACTAAACCGTTAGTATCGGAGAAACGCTGGGTATTTGGATCACCCAGCGTTGTTCTCCATACTGTTAACATTTCTGCGACCGTCATTTACTTTTCCAACCCGCGAATAATTACAATCGCATCAGCCGTGCTGTCGGTGTTGTCGTATGTCTTCCCGTAAAGAGTGATCGTATCATCAATAGTGGTTACGGTTGAAATTGCCGCACTGACAATGATAGGAGTAGTCCCCTTTGCCATACCACTCCACACAGACACCGCCCTCGCCAAAACAGTGGTAGGCGATGTGTCTGCCCCGTCTAATGTAATAGTGGCCTCACCGCTTGCGAAAGTCACTCTAAACTCTTCGAGCCTCCCATCGGAAGGGCTCATGGACGCATCTTTCGATAATCTGAAATCCATTATAATCTCCTTATTTTTTACCGATAAACACCGGTATTTTCTTTGCTCGTAAACGCATATCCGGGTAATGTTCTCCAAGCCCGGTTGAGTCTGCTATAGCGGCAGTTCCGAAGCCTCTAAGGGCTCGTCCCAAGAAGTTACCAGTTGTACCGGCAGTCGTTCCTTTGGCGTATCCCGAAGCAGTTGCGTACAAAGGCATGTTTGGCAAAATAGTTATATCCAAACTTCCTTTTGCGGTTGTATTGATTCGAGTCAAAACTTCGCCGTAGACACATATCTCTCCAGTTCCATAAGCAACTATACTGTCGCTTGTAACAACTCCCATAGTATTATGTCCAACCGAGTCAGCCAATGCTGACCATATCACTTCATTATATGGTTGGACATATACGGTTGCCGAATCATCAAGCCCAATTATGGAATCCATTGCACTCCAATAGTATTGCGAATAAACATTTGTCGCTGAAACTATTGTGTCAGTGTAAGAAGTGGATATGGTTATATAGTCTCCAGTTAAAATTACGCGAGTACCAACAATAACAACCGAATCAGCTTCCCCCCTCATGTGCACGTTGAACCACCCCATTGAATCAGTGTTCATTATATTGGAGCCTCCAACGGCAGTACTCGTCCATTCAGATGGGACTTTTCCAGTATCGCCAATTGCCTTCCCAAGCAATGTGCTGATAGTGTCTATCGCAACAACATCACCCGCATACATTGTGGTGTCGCTACCGTTGAGAACGGCTTTAACTATGCGACTATTACTCTTTATTCCAACGTTAAGTCTCTGAGAGAAGGCCGGAGTTGCAAAAGCCAGCAGTAACAATATCGTCATTAGTTTTTTCATATTAGCTTACCTCCTCGTGGACGCGTGGTGAGACTTCAATCAAAGTCCAGTCTTCATCAGTTACGTCCTTTTTCATTATCACCTGTTCAGCCCCCGTTGTTTCGACAAGCGTGTAATCGTGATCCAGTCTTTGCAATACTCCGTTGAAATGGACTATTATAGACTCTCTTAAATCACACGGTGGCGCATCAAGGCTAATAGCAGACAATAAAACAGTATTATTTTTAAATGGGTCTGCGCTAACCATTGCAGCGTCTGCACCAGTAGTAATCTTGCCGGGCGAAAGAGGCGCCGGAGTCCCAATACCGCTTGCCCCAGGGACATTCTGGGTTATATTATAATATTCTCCCATGATTTACCCCTTTATAGTCTGGCCGATTACTCTGTCCATTACAAGCAATGAATGGGCTGCGTGGTATTTCCACATAAAGCCGATCTCGGCAATTAATTGATTCTTAAAACCGTCAGTGTCATTGTCCTGTAAGCCGGTCTGTACCTGAACATCTCTCATGTAACAGTACTTTACAAAATCGATATCGAGGACAACTCCCCAATACGAATACTGCCCATCAAGCGCCGGGTCTTCAATCATCATCAAAGTTTTCCCGCCGTAAGTAAAGCGCTTCATTGTTAAACCATACCAATCCTGAGCCGGACCATACTGAACTTTCGAGTCTAACAGGTTTGACAGAATACGCCATAAGTCTTTCCCAACGAAGAAAGGTTTTGTGTTGGAAACACCGTAATCAAATGCGCCCTGTAAGAAGATGTAAATATTAGCCAGTATCCACTGCGCTTTAGCGGTTACTTGCCATACACGGCTCTTATCCGCCCCTGTTTCGGAACCTCTTACCATGTCATTGCCATTAGATGTTGTCGTGCCGGTGTATGCGGCAGACAGCAAGTCGTTGCCATCACCATCAAGTATAAACGGAATGATTCCCGGTGTATATCTTACTGGCTTGCTGTTTTCGTAACATTTGAATTTTCTTCCATGATACAACGTCTGTTCGATATTCTCGAAGAACGAATTTGTTTTATTAGCGCGGAGTCTTTTACTTTCTTTGCCATAATACAGTTTCGTATTATCGAGTGTGGTGGTATAATCCCATGCAATTTTCGGAATCTGGACAAAAGTCTGGAAATCTTCAATTGTATGTGAATGCGTAGTCGGTGACTTAGACCCTTCCGCATGTGCTGACATTGTTCTTTTGAATTTCAATGTAGCGCCGGAAACTGCGGTTGCATTGTAAGTTGTTACTACAGTTGCGGGTGTACTTCCGCCCGAACCGATATTTCTTTTAAACAAACCGACATTTGTACTTTCTATTTCGAGTAGCTGGACAATTTCACCAGTCAATTTAAAAGAAGTGTTTGTTTGGTTGGTTTGCTGCGCTTCAATGAGAAACGTATTCCCGGGAACAAACGTATTGGCTAATCCGGACAATGTGAAATATACAGTAGTAACTGTTATTGCTGCGGCAACTCCGGCCTGTGTACAGCCAGAAAAATCAGCTTCATTGATCTCATAACTGTCTTCGGCGAATTTCGGTTCAGGATCGTCCACTTTCTCTTTTTGCATCTTTTTTGACATAGCAAAAAATGCCGGGAAAATATTCTTCTTCTTCGTTAATAGAGCCCCCGGCAATGTAAAAGTCCGCCTAAGTTGAGCGGGACTGGTTCCTGCCGGATTCTCAGTTGCTACTGCACCTGCTGCTTTGACTTGTGCACCCATAATAATCTCCTTTAATTACAACAAAACTAAAAGCCAAATTCTTCCATAGCCTCCGCTTCCGCTGTCTTTCCAACGGGCTTTCTGTGTGAAGGCATGTTGGATGATGCAATTGAAGGCGGTGATTTTGGAATTACATTAGCTAATGGTTCTGGTTTTGGTTCTGGATTCGGTAATGTTAATTTACCCTGCCGTAACAACCTTAAGTCATTTAAGTCTTTTAAGTTCAATGGCATCTGATCTATTTCAGCAAGGTCTTCTTGTGTTAAGCCGAGGGCTGTCTGTTCAGCTTCAAACTGTATTTGCGCCTCGCGTTTCCGTGATTCTGCTGTCAGCTTCGCTTCAAAATTGCGTTGGTTAGCATCAATCTTGTACTGCATTGTTGCGTCTTGATGTGATAACCACGCCTTCCCGGACTCTGTATTAGGATTAAACATTTCAGCTTCATAAAATTCTTCCGGGGGAGTCCATTTTGGTGGCTCTGGAGTTTGGTCGACAACCTCCTGACCATTAACCGCTCCTGGATTAATTGTCTTCTCGTGATAATACTTACTGACCGCTGCAATAGCTCCGGGATCGGATGAAATCTTTTCCACTGCCGGATGTACTTTGGCCAGTCTTTCTCTTAGTTGCGTATTTTCTTCCGCTGTTTCCTGTTGCTTTCTCCGTATTTCGTTATATCCCTGCTCCAATGCTGGCTGATCCTTATACTTGCCCAATATAGGTAACTCTTCGTCACCTTCAACACCAGGCTCTGCCGCAGCTTCATTCTCTACTACTTCCGCTGCTGCTGGTTGCTCATCAGGAGATGGTGTTGATTCCGCGACAGCAGGTGTCCCAACAATGGGGTTGCCATTCTCATCGTAATCAGTATCTTCTAACGGTTCTTTTGTTTCTTCACTTACTTCTGCCATATCGTTTTCTACCATATGGATTAATTGTCCTTCCGTAAAGTCGCCCCAATCAGGATTGCCTTCCGCAACCGTGACAAGGCGGTTATACTTTTCTTTCTCATAATCGTTAAGATCATTTAAGCTTCTTTGCGATGTTGGTACTTCTTCGCTTTCGTTGAACCCCTCCCCGACCAGCGGTTCCTTTTCCTGATTTATTAGTACTACTTCTTTTTTTGCTGGCTGGTTTTTTGCTTCTTTCTTTTTCATCTTTTACATCCTTTTCCTTTGGGGGCTCAGACTCTTCTATTGCCGGCTCTAAAATTACAGTTGGCTTTAAAAGAGGACCAAGGTCGTCCCTCAGTTTTATAAGATTATTGTTTATTGAATCCATTTTTTCTACCATAATAATATTCAGCTTCATTGAAACGAGTGTCATTTCCAATAATGTCCCCTCAAATCCAAAAGGAACATTCTCAATTTGATATCCCCAATCATCAAAAATGTCTTTAAATTTTGGATCTGTTGCAAGCGCCGGGTCCCGGCCTTCCTGTAAAAGCTTATCTATGTCTGTCATGCTACCTTCTCCTTTTTCTTGACACTCTGCTTATCTTCATCCGCCGCTATTTTAGCTTGTGCCAATAAATTACTAAAAAAAGAGTTCACTTCCGTCTTAAACCCTTCTGTTATTTTTGTTCTATCTTCTGATATTTTATGATGCTCAAGCTGACGGTCTTTGTTTCGGTTAATATCATCGATAATGTTATCTTTCTTCTCAAGCTCTTTTGTCATGTCTTCATTTTGCTGCATGACCTGCTGTGCTTGTGCTTTCCAGTCCATCATCTGTTGATATTCTTCCATTATCTTTTTATGGTTTCTTATATCGAGATTCTTTAGTATCTCCGGCATCACCAGCGGGATTAATTCTCCACCGGCAAGTTGAGCTACCTCTAATAGTTTCTGTAGCTCTGCGCTTCTATTTGTGGGCTTAAACTCCCCACTGGAAACAACTATACCATACTCGCCAACCGATATATCGCCAAGTATCTTTAAAATCGCATCTTCTTTATCGGTGATCTCATTTACGGTAACTTGTCTATCGGTACCATCTTCATCGGTTATGGTGAGGACTCTATCGAAATCATAATAACTTCTTGCCATTTGATAAGTCACCTTGCCAAGCTGCGACAATACAATAGCGACTGTACGTCTAAGGGGAATTGTTTTCTCCGCGGCGAACTCTGTTAATTGATTAGTCGCGCTGGCTGTTCTCGGCGCCTGTGACGTATCGCCTTGCCTTAAAGCATAGAACCCGGTAGTCTTTTCTATAAATCCAATTAAGAAGCCCGTTATCTCAAACCATGCGCTTGACAACTGTTGTCCGGCAACTTCTCTAATCTTATTATCTTTTATGGCGCCATCAGCAACGAATATCGCAGAGCCCGGACGTGCTTTGTCATTCTCAAACGTTGCTTTCTGTTTGTCGTCCATCGCGTTCTCTTCAACATACGTGCTTGGGTTGGAAGCGATTTGAGCATTAACCATTGTAACGGACATCCATTTATTAATATATTCTTGAATGCCCTTGATGAATCTCGTTTCACCGGCCGGGAATGGATTGCCGGTCTCTTCATATACAGACGGAACTAATGGATATTCTGACAACTGCGGAATAACTTCTTCGCTAATGAGAATTTGATCCATCGCGCAGATTGTCTTTCTAATTCTCCATGTACGAACCTTTTCGACTTTAAAGCGCTTACCAACATTAACGGCTCCGGTTTGTTCGTCAACTCCTTCAAGAAATGGAACCTCAAGCATTTCATTTAATTTTTCAATCTCGTTTTCGTTTGTAGGCTCTTTATAAAATTCTCCAACAACTCTATTCTCAAACATCTGGTCTGTTATCTTGTAGACATCTGTCAAGTGACGCTCATAAGCTTCATGTATTCTAACAAACTCCGGGTTGTTAGTCCCTTGTTCAACTGATCCAAGATAAATCTCCGTATGTTCCATTCCTTCTTTGGTGTTCTCGTCTATCTTATTATTGTCAAGAGCGTCTTTTAGTTTAGTTTTATGCTCCGGATAAAGGGCTTGCGCTCTCTGCAAGGGAATACGTTTCGAAACAATTATAAACTCAGCGTTTCTGAATAGAAAATCATCTGCATAAGGGTCAACATAAACATCAAGTGGGTTGACTTCGTGTATTTGCAAATCCCCTTCACCTTCGTTAACAAAAGGATCATATGTGACAGAAAGCCATCCGAGTCCCTGATTAATCATTTTAAACAAATTGCGCTCATTCTGTTTGTTGCCATGACTATTATTCCAAACATGCAACAGCAAGTCATTGATTATGTTGGCAGCCTCAACTGTGCCGCCTTTGGTGGGTACGGCTTTGTATATCGGATTCTTAGAGGTTAGCATTGCCACAAGATGCTTAATAAGAGACCGGATCACATTCATAACAACATCTGCTTGACCGCGACTGGCTAAGATAGTTTTCTGTTCCGGGCTCCATTGCTTGTTGAAGTAGTAGTTGTTATCATCAATGATCTCTTCTTCCCACTCGGTACGCTGTGGATGATCCCGGTAATCAACATACTTATTATGTATCTTTGTAGCTTTTGTATTAGCCATACATCTCCTGGTTTAGGGCATAAAAAAAGGGCAACGCACAGGTTATGCAGCACCTGCATGTGCCCTTTTAATAATCTTTAGCCAGTTAATCTGGTTAATTATGCCAGATATCCTGAGCCCTATTTATCTAAACGATAAAATTATTTTACTTAAGCAACTCTCCAATCATATTTTGCCGGAGCGTTTGTCGCCCCATAAACTACCTTATATTGCTCTTCAATCGTCATGGCTGGTTTTGATATATATACAGCCATCTCCAAAGCATCGAGTGTGTCTTTGTAGACACTGTTTGGGAATGACTTCATTTCTACTTTAATTCCGAGGTGTTCTTTGCGGAAAAACATTTTCCCGGCTTCATTACGTGGTTGCAGCATTGATTCAATTCTATCGTTCTTGCCAAGCTTCTGCTCCCTCTCCGCTATACTAAAGAATATCTTATTACCTTCCTTCTTTTGTATAGTCCTGAGTCTTTGTGCGAATACTCTTTGATAATAAACTGTTTCTATTGCTACTTGTATTGGATGGTATTGCTCAACAAGAGAAAGCATGATTCCTGTCTGAGTCGCAAAATCCATCCTCGCTTTCGTTTCGTGCAATGTGTAATAGTTGCCATATGGATCAACAGCGATTACTATAAATGCTGTATATTTAGAATCTTTCTTCTCAGAGATGGCAAGGTCATTCCCGATATATATATTAACAGGCACGGGAACGTCATCTTTCATCAAGTAATTCTCTTTATTTAAACGCCTGTATTCGAAATCATGTTCCAACCAAACGGTAAACCGCTTATCTCCCTTAGCCACAGGACGCAACATGTATTCGCGTTCCCATATCTCTGGTTTGCCAAGAGCGTTCTTCTCTCGTTTGATATTTAAAAGTTCACTCGGGGGAAACATCTTAGGCCATAATGTCTTGCTTTTCCCGGAACTTAAAGCTTCGTCTGAATCATCATCGCAACATGGGTAATAAAGTTTTTTCCATCGCGGCAAATCCTCCGCGTCCATAATCGTCTGCCCTATACAATTTACTCCAATGGGTGTAAATATATAGATAATCCATCCATCGCGACTCAGAGCCGGCTCTACCGCTCCCCAGAACCAATCTGAGTTAGCCTCAACAGACTCCGGTGTCTTTGTGTTGGTTTCGGATTCAATGTCGTCCCCGACAATAAGATCGTATCTCGATCCACCCCTTTTCCCGCCGCGGACTTTCTGTCCCTGCCCTCTTGCCATTATTTTGTTTCTAAACTTACCGTCCGGAGAACATGGCGTAATTTCATCACGTCCCCATTGTGTGGTCGCTCTTCCGGAAACATTTAACTCCGGGACCCAATTACCAAAGAAAGCCCGGACCCTTTCGTTTTCTCCAAAATTATCTTTTATGTCTGTAAGATAAGCTTTGGCTTGAGAATGTGATTCGGAAAGTAATAAAATGTATTTTCGTTGTCTGAATAAAGTACACCAGGTTGGGAATATATCGGAGAGCAAAGTTGATTTAGCATGTGCCCTGGATACATCGAGCGCTAACTTTAATTTATCTTTTGTACCAACAGCGGCCGTAACGGCGTCATATATTACTTGATGAAACTCCGGGACTCCGAATTCTTCATCAATCTTCTCCGGGAAGAACCATAACGAAAAGATATCGATTCTATTAAAAAACAATTCATATGCAGTATTCTTATCATCTTTTATTAACTTAGCAACCTTCGCTTCGTTGTATTTGAATTTTTTGAAGTTCACTATTTCTTAGTAGTCCCAAGTTTTGTAATAGTCGCCATGTCCACGCCAACGCCTTGATCGGAGGCAGACTTCTTTTTCTCAGCATCACCAGCCATTAACTTTTCAAAACGAGCGCTATCCAATGGATTTAAGGCCTTACCAAAACCATCGAAATATATTGGAGCAAACATCTTCAATGCCTTTGCGTGGTCTATGCCATTAAGAGGAGTTGTTCTATGATCTAACAAATGATGCCATTGATCCAAGTACCAAGTTTTCGTCATTTTCTTTTTGCCGAGCATGGAATTGGTTACTTGTTTATATATTTTAGACTTCTTGCTTGGCATTATTTATTCTTTCTCCGTTTTTTCTTGATATAATAGTGACATTTAGCCTTATATTGTCCTTTAAATCTACTAAGAATTAAATACCGTGTCAAGTGATTTTTATGTATTAGTATAAAAAAGGGGTACATGCTATAGGGGTGCTTATTTAATATTCCCTTGACTTTTTCACTACTACTACGTAGATTGTTTTATACAAACATAGGAGGAAGTATGGGAAAGATAACACACGATGAAACATTCGTAATAGTGGCGACAATAGTTATTTCTTGGGTGACGGATACCCTACCTGCTATATTATTTATATTATGTATGATATTTCTTAAGATGAAGGAGAACTAATGCCAAAAATAACATGTCCAATATGCGGTAAAGATATCCACCTAAGCCATTTAAACCCATCAGGCATAGCAATCTTAGTCAATGTGGATTGGTGTCCATTCTGCGGCTCCCACAAGCACCCTGATGGACATTGGGAGACACCGGCATGTTACGAGGTCGCAATGGAAATGTATAGCCGGGGCGCCATTAAAGAAGGGATTGAGAAGCAAAAGAATGAAGAGGGAGAGAAGAAGGATGGCTGATCGATGCGACAAATGCGGACATCTCTTATATGATTTCAAACAAAACAATGACACTCACAAAGACAATGCCCTTGGGACATACCAGATTGCTCGCCCCCCTTACGGAACCATTACATATATAATGCAAAAAAGACTTGCGGATCGGATTAAATTATTTGGGATAAGAATAACAGAGGTAAAATGAAATTAACAAGTGAAGAATTTAGAGAACTCGCTGCATGGCGGGATGAAAGATCAATAAGTGTCACAAGGGAAAATTTCGAACTTCGGGAGAAAGTCGCTCTACAACAAAAACAAATTCAAGCTCTAAAAGACGAATTGGGGAAGAAATGAAACGAAGAAACTTCTTTAAAGCAGTAGCCGGAATTGCAGCAGTCGCATCCGGGAAGATTAAGTTAGAGCCGAAGCCCAAACCATTCGACCCCAGCAAGTTTATGGCACCACAGATCGTTAAGATGATGAAAATGAAAAAGGTTAAACCTCATCCGTGTTTTGACATCAGTGAAGAAGCATACAAAAAGCGCGAAGAATTTATGGAGAACATCGAATATAGTTTATTACACAGAGGCAATTCCCGGATCAACACGTAACCGCCTCAACCCCCGATACGTCCGCGATTTAACCGTCCCAATCGGAATTTTCAATATCTTTGCAATCTCTTTCATTTTATAACTCCGGTACCGCAATGAGATAACTTTTCGATATACCATTGGTAACCGCGTAATCGCCATTAACAGGGCACAGCGACTCTCTGTTGCACAATAAGACTCAAAGGGTGTCTCAGGGTTGTCTGGATGCAAAATCTCGTCACAGAAGCTCTCAGGGATGGTTTGTATTTTCTTTTGCCGGTAATGAGTAATGCACTGATTGTGGGCAATTGTATATATCCATGTGGATACGGCGTATTTATTATCGAATTTATGAAGATTGGCAGCAACTCTAACAAAAACATCTTGGCAGATATCTTTGGATAATTCACGATCTTGAACAAAGCCGTAAATATAGTTCAGCAAGTTGGCCCGGTACTTTGAATGGATTTCGTTAAAGTCCATAGTTAATTCACCGGATAACATTTTGGGGCATCTGTTACCTCTTCGTATGTAGCCTCAAAGATGTCTGGCTTGCAGAGGCAGAACTCTCCCTCAACGACTTTGATAATCCAATCCCCGGGACAGACGATATAACCGCCCTCTAAAGTTTCTATCCAACCGTGCAACGCCATGTGATTTTGCTTTTCAGTACAATTCTTACAATGCCCGGAAATGGAACATCCGCTATTTTGTGCAGCGTCCGTATAGTTAATAACTACACCTGGAAGGTCTCCACGACAAAGCCACTGCTCCGCCTCAACCACCACCGGTTTCTTACGATACTTTTTCATCTTTATCCCCCTATATAAGTTTAATAAAATCCCCCGGCGGCATCACTCGTACCCTCGATGGAGTAGTCTTCGCCTCATGCTAAATGGATTCCCAACGCCAGGGGGAACCGCTCTGTTTCAATATAACAATCTCTACCAATGGACGCAAGAAAAAAATAGCCCCTGCTGTTATACAGAGGCTACCGAGGGCTTTTTAATGCACCCTCCACCATCAACTTCCGGATCATCTCTTTTAATTCCGCCACTTCCACATTAGATGCGGCAACCTTTTTCTCTAAGGCATTAACCTGTTCTAAGGTGACAACATCTCCATTCTTGTCTTTGGGGTAGGCCTGATCCTGGTGATAATAGAACTCATGCCGTCCAATAAAGTCAGTAACTATCTTTTCCATGTGCTGTTCAGTTGGTAGGTTCGAATGCTCAAAACGCTCATGTGATAACATATCCATTCTGATCCGCTCGTTAATAAACTTCTTCAACTCATCTTCTCCCCACCTGCTAAATAACCCCATACTGCCCTCCAATTTTTTTATGACTATAATTCAAGTAACTTCTTTAATTTCGCACGAGCATGATTCACTGTTGCATGGGCAGTCCCTATTCTCATATTAAGCATTTCAGCGGCTTGCTTATACTTATACCCGTTTACCAATACAAGATTAACTACGTCTCTTTGTTTTTTTGATAACTTGCCAATAGCCCACTTGATCTCTTTTTCTATGAACGGGTTATGTGGTAATGTGTAAAGATGACTTGTGCATTCATCCAGACATTCAACTTTGATTGGTCTATTCCCGTTGCGACCAATTTTTTTTCGTACTTTATCAATTGCTTTGCGCTTGACTATTTTACGCATCCACGTACAAAGTGTGACGCTGTGGTCGAAATTTTTGTAAGTTCTACAAGCTCCAATATATGCGTCCTGAACAGCATCCTCTGCGTCCTCTCTGTTTTTAGTAATCCCAAGGGCTGTATTAATCAACATAGCCCGGTACTTAGTGTCCAAATCTAACAAAACTGTATTGATATCCATGGTTAATATTACACATATTTCAGGGAAGATGCAAGGGAATTAAATACCGCCCCCCAATTTTTTTGGCAAAGTTACAAGTCGATATTGATGGGGAGGTATATATATAAAAGAACTACACGTGCGCGAATGCCCCTCATGGGTACTCAAATACTTTTGTATAGTATCTTTTCTACGAAGACAATTACTAATACCTGTGCGAGCATACTCATACTAATACAATTGTTAATATGTTGCCGAACTATCTTGAGCTTGCGATACGATTTGTCTTGGATATGCCTGTTCGATTCACGTTATTGTAGGTGAGCAAGGCAATGAAGCCTTAATCACTCAATAGCGAGGTGAAAGATGAAAGATCATGACTGTAAGCAAAATATCGAATGGGATAAGAGCCCAACTGTAGACGATTATATTTATTATGAAGGTCGTTGTGAAATATGTGGTAAAGAGTTTCAGGAACCGTTTGAATCATTAGGCATTCAAGAAGTGGACAGATAATCAATCACCAATACAAGCAATAAATCGTAATTTAAACGCCTCAGCCGTCCCGTGCTGGACTTTAAAAAGAAATGAAGTACAATGTATGGCTAAACATTTAAAGCCGTTAGAAGGGCTGTAAGGGCGTAGGAAGTAATAACTTAATAAAAGGAGAAATAATCATGATAATTAACGCTATAATCAAAAGAAGTGAAACTGATCTTGCGACAACCGAAATTATAATCGGAAAAGAAATAAGGACATTTAATGAAATTTTAATGTACTTAACAGGTGAGATGGATATTGGAAAATTGGATAAAATTAATAATGTTAAAGTTCAAATTAAATCAATTAAAGTAATTAACTAATCGGAGGAAGATAATCATAAAATTAAAAGGGTTATAAGTTGACGGGGAGACTGAACACTCCCCCAAATTCAACCTTAAATAAGTAAAACATGTTTCAATTATGCAACATGTAAAAGAGTAGTAATTAGCTACAAACGTTTCAAAAGTGAAACAAAAAGGACAAAGAAAATGAAGAAAACATTTAGATGTTATGTAGATATTGAAGAGATGCGAAAGACGGACACTGGCAAGCGTAAAGTTTGGCGAACCGACAAAGAAGTTACCTATTGCTGTTCTGCCGAACCGTGTTATTTCATATGGGAAAAGAACACAAAACATAATAACTATGAAGGTTATAGTGGTTATGTAGATACTAGCAGAGTAACGTTTAAAGATTAACCAGTCTAAGAAGCTTATAAGTTATTAAGTACATTTATTATTATAAAGGGTAAAGTATTATGTCAAAACTTAAAGCGTTACAAGCTGAAATGAACAGCATAGAATATGAAATGTATTTGCTAAAATGTAAACTTGGCAAAGTTCGGCGGGATGCAATAAGAGAGCTTTGTACCGGATGTGATGGATTAGAAGAAAGAAAACTTCCTGAGCAACATCCGGACTACAAACAACGGATCATAACCTGTGCTATATGTTTAGACAGTAATCATATAAAAGCACATGACAGTAGCATACATTTATAAACCACTGTAAGAAGCTTATAAAAGTAATTAAGTATTTTAAATAACAGTAATATTATAATTAAAGAAGAGGTAAAACCATGAAACAAATGTACATTAAAAAAGATAACGAACCATATCCAAATGGCATTACTAACGTTAACTTCTGGGACTGCGAATGTGAAGAAGATTATATACATTTTAAGCAAGACAGAATTAAATGTAATTTATGCGGCAAAAAAGAACAGGACATGCCGGATAGTATTGAATCAGAAGTGTTGGAACAATATTTTAACTTAACAAAGGGAGATAAATAAAATGAGTCATTTTTATGCAAATATACGAGGTAATCGCGGAGAAGCTACAAGAGGCGGGAGCAAAAACAGTGGGATGTATGCTCATATTAGAGGCTGGCATATTGGCGTACGTGTTGCATTAAATTATAACGAAGAGACCGGCAAAGATGAAATTGATATTTACCAGACTGGCGGGAGTACCGACGGAGAACAAGATCAACACATTAAAACAATAACCGAGAAATAACCAAAGAGGTAATATTATGAAAATTCAAAACTGTAAGACAAGTACAGATTTGTGGTTGTATTTTAAAAAATCACAGAACTTTAACAAAGCCCGGCTGGCCACTATTCGTACAAGAGAGTTATTCCCTAATATGTTTTCTCCTTCTTGCTTCTTTTGCGAAGTAATTGACAATAGAGATGGATACTTTTGTGAAGACTGTCCACTTTCGGATGGAAATACCGGTTTATGCGCTCAATATTGCCGTTTTGAAGGATACTTCGCGGGAACAAAAGCGGGCAAAACACGCAATTT